TGACCGTTTGGTTGAGGGCCCAGCGCAATCACCTACACAAGTTACCTTCCATCCTGCACAAGTTGCAGCAAAGAAGATGGAGAAAAAGATCCACGATCAGCTTGAAGAGTCTAATGCACGTAAGCAACTACGTACTGCAGCCTTTGAGTGTGCTCTTTTTGGTACTGGTGTTATGAAGGGTCCATTTGCTCTCGATAAAGAATATCCAAGCTGGGATGAAGAGGGTAACTATGAACCAACAGTAAAGACTGTACCCAAGACCTCTTCTGTTTCTATTTGGAACTTCTATCCAGATCCAGACGCAGCAAATATGGATGACTCCGAGTTTGTTATTGAGCGCCACAAACTTTCACGTAGTCAAATGCGTGGGCTTAAACGTAGACCACACTTCCGCAGCAATGCTATTGATACTGCTATTGGTTATGGTGAAAACTACGACAAAGAGTGGTGGGAACAGGTAATGGAAGATGGCGAGAACGGAGAGCAAGCAGAGCGCTTTGAAGTTCTTGAGTTCTGGGGTTACGTTGATGTTGAACTCTTAGAAGATCACGACATTAAGATCCCAAAAGACATGCGTGATCTGGAGCAAGTAAGCGTTAATATCTGGACCTGCAATGGTCAAGTAATGCGACTTGTTCTTAACCCGTTCACACCATCATACCTGCCCTACTATGCCGTACCTTACGAAGTTAATCCATACAGCTTCTTTGGCATTGGTCTTGCAGAAAACATGGAAGACACTCAAACTCTGATGAACGGGTTTATGCGGATGGCAGTGGATAACGCTGCACTCTCAGGCAACCTGATCATTGAGGTAGATGAGACCAACTTGGTTCCAGGCCAAGACCTCTCAGTCTATCCCGGTAAAGTCTTTAGACGCCAAGGTGGTGCTCCCGGTCAAGCTATCTTTGGTACAAAGTTCCCCAACGTAGCAAACGAGAATATGCAGCTGTTTGATAAGGCACGTGTCCTTGCAGACGAGTCTACAGGCTTCCCATCATTTGCACACGGTCAAACCGGTGTGTCTGGTGTAGGGCGTACAGCTTCAGGTATCTCAATGCTTATGAGCGCTGCTAACGGCTCTATCCGTTCTGTCGTCAAGAATATTGATGACTACCTTCTTTCCCCTCTTGGCAAAGCATTTTTCCACTTCAACATGCAGTTTGATTTCGATGATCAGATTGTTGGTGATCTGGAAGTTAAAGCTCAGGGTACAGAATCACTGATGGCTAATGAGGTACGTAGTCAACGCCTCATGCAATTCCTTGGTGTTGTACAGAACCCTGCACTTGCACCATTTGCTCGCACTGACTACATTATCCGTGAGATTGCAAAGTCTATGGATCTTGATCCAGATAAGGTTGTCAACTCTATGTCTGATGCTGCTATTCAAGCAGAGATTCTCAAGAAGTTCCAAGAGCAAAATCCAGCCCCAGAGATGGTCCAAGGACAGGTAGCAGGTACCCCAGGCCCACAGGGGGCTCAGGCAGGCCCTCCAGCAGGCGCACAGGCCCAAGACACCACTGGGGCAGGTGGAGGTACCATAGGTACTGGTACAGCCCCTCAGCCGGGAGAACAGGGCTTCTCAGGTAACACCGGTGGAGCAGCTGCATGAACCTGAAGCCACTCGTAAATGATAAAGTCCTCTGGAAAGATTTTCTGGAGGAACTTGACCAGAGGGTGTCAGAACGGCACCGTGCACTGGAACAGGTAACTGACCTGCCAGATGTCTACAGACTACAGGGTGAGATTGCTGCCCTAAAAAGACTAAAAATGCTTAGGGAGAAAGTTAATGGCTAGAAAAACAATTGTTTCAAAGTCCCTAAGACCAAAAAGTCGAGAAGAGGCTTTAAAACAGAGAGAGGAAAGAGAGTTTAAAGAAGAATCTGCAAGACTCTCCTCTGAAGATTTTGGTGACACAGAGTTCAGAGTAGGTCTCGAGGACCAACTTTCCTGGAACCCAATTGCTAGACTTGGCTATGACCCAAAATCTGGTAAAGTAGATCAGCTTATTAGTGGTAAGGGTGGATTTGCTGGACACATCCCCGAGTCAAATACACAAGAGTCCGTAGATAACCTCTTAAAAAGCAATAAAGATTTTTCTAATTTTGTTGGTAAAGTATCTCCGGGGGATGTTTTTCTTACACCCAACCTTGCTGAATCCCCAATTTGGTCTCATGAATACACACACAAAGGTGTGGGTAAACTTGAGCAGTACTACAAAAAAGACCCTGAAGGTTTTAAGAAAAAGTATGGGGTAGACGCCACCAATCTACTTAAAAAAATGGCTAAGGGGGGCGAGAAAGAAGAAGCCTTTACTGAGTTGTTTGATGACCTTTCAAAAGAGCTTCATGGTATTAGGGAAAATATGTCTGGTTATGCGGACTCTGATTTTTCTCCCTCTGTAGAAAAGGGCAGAGATAGACTCCAAGAGGCTTTAAAAAGTTCAAGAGCGTCTGACTTAAGTAATATTGGTGTTCACAGCCTTGAAACACTTCTTGGTGTCGGTCTTAGAGGTTCGGTTGGTTTAGCCCTTGCAGCAGAAGACCTCTTAAAAGAGCAAGGTGAACCGCCACGCTCATATCAAAGAAAGCCAAGTTGGTTTGAGACACTTAAAAATAAAATTGGGTTTGCAGAGGGTGGACTTGCAGATGATGGTATGGAACGTAAGACTGCTGCAGATAAACAGACAGACACCTTACTAGGTGCAACCCCAGAAGAGTGGTCAAATTATACCGACAAACTTGTATCTGAGTATGAACCACTAACGGAAGTTACGCTTAAAGATTTGGCGACTTTTGTTGCCGAAATGACCCCTATTATTGGGGATGCTATGGCAGCTAAAGACATATATGAGGAGCTTAAAAAGGAAGAGCCTAACTACTATTTAGTTGGAGCTCTGGGAGGTGCTACTCTTATTGGACTAATACCTGGCCTTGGGGACGTTGCAGCTAAGGCTATTAAAAAGGGTGCTAAAGAAGTCTTTGATGTAGCTAAGCGCGTAGAGATCGACCCCGATGCTGTGGGTTCTTTGGGTGGGAATGTTAGATTAAAACCCTCTGATAAGCCTATTAAAAACCCTCCACGTTTTAACGAAGAGGCCTTGCGTGTCGCAGCCAATCAAAATGATAAGTCTAGAGAAATTCTTGTGGATATGCCAATTGAGGATTTTCTTCAAGCTGCTAAAAAGGATCTTAGTGCTGAAAAACTAGAAAATACCAGGAAGCTTGTCTCCGAAGGTAAGCCATTTGATTCGGTGCCATCGCTCTCATTTAAGAATAACGCAGACGGAACTGGCAAAGTTACAGGCCACGATGGGCGTCACCGTGCAATTGCTCTCAGAGAACAGGGTGAAACCACAATACCTGTTCGCCTTATTAGTGAAGGTGGGGACGGCCCTGGAATACGTTGGGGTCAACAAAACGACCCAGACAGTTTTGATTATGTAGATGTCATACCTCAAAAATTAATAGAAGAAGATGGTACTTCTTTAGTCAGTATGCCAGAAAAAGCAGCTAATATTAGGCTCACTAAGAACACAACCAAAAAACAAAAGTATGCAGAGGGTGGAGAAGTAAAAACTATGGAAAAACAGATGAACCTCTTTGAGGCAGGTGGCCTTGCTGATGACGGCATGGAACGTGAGCCTGTGACAGGTAATGAAATTCCACCAGGTTCAATGGCCTCTGAGGTTCGTGACGATGTACCTGCACAGCTTTCTGAGGGTGAGTATGTGGTTCCAGCAGATGTTGTAAGATATTTTGGTGTGAAGTTTTTTGAGGACTTGCGTGGTGAAGCAAAGTCTGATATGATGGAAATGGAAGCAGATGGACGTATTGGTGGTACACCAGTAGATACCAATGGCATTCCTTTGGAAGAGGACGAAGCCCTTACACCAGAAGAAGAAGCTATGCTTGCAGAAGCAATGGCTGCTGATCAACCACAAGGCATGGCCAGTGGTGGTGTAGTTAAAGGTTTTTCTGACGGTGGGCTTCAGACTACAAGTTATGTTCCAACTTCACCTTACTCAGTTGGTGGTGCATATAACACAGCGGGTGCTTATGGCTCTAGCGGAGGTTTTGAAGCCCGTCAGTATGTTGACACTTCAACAGGTCAGACAAGAACTTTTCAGTTTCTAAACGGTAAACCTATCAGCTTTATCCCAAAGAACTTTGTTCCTGCAACTAAAGCTGCACTTGAACAAGCACAAAACGCTGAGACAACACAGTCACAAGGTACTGGAGTTAATACCGGTAGCTTCTCTGGTGGTGGTGAAGGTCCAGGCAACCCTGATAACAACAATCCAAATTCCTCGACATCTGGACAGGGACTACGTGGTATTGATGTGAATGACCCACTAAGTGGTGTTTCAGATACAATTTCAAATGCTGGTAAAATTGGTGGTACGCTGGGTGGACTTGCTGGTATGGTTGGACTTGGCCCGCTTGGTGCAAGAATTGGTACTAATATAGGTAAAGGTCTTGGTACAGCGGATGCCCTCTCTGATGCAGCTGCTTCTATTGCTGTTGCAGAAACTCTTGGTTACGATGTTACGGAAGCTCAGGAAGCCCTCAATGAGGCGTTAGATGGGCTTAAAGGGTCTACAAAGTCTGTGACAATTAATTCAATAGAAAACCAAACAAAATCCGCTATGGACGCACTTTTTAGTTTTGAAACCGTAGACTCAGGGATGATTAACGCTACAAACCCAGAAACAGACCCAAATAGCTCTTTTCAGTCTGTAGACGCTTTTAATGAAGCTATGGAAGCAGTTGCACCTACAGGTATGAGCTATGACGCAGATTCAGGGAGCTACTCCTCTGAAGGGGGTCTGGGTACTGGTGGGGTTAATGATGCAAGAGGTCTTGAGACTTCGTTCAGTCCTGAATCTGCGGCAGTTACCGGCCCACCAGCTCAACCAAGTTTTAAGGGTGGTAACGAGAGTGCCCCTGCACCAAGCTTCCAGGGACCAAATCCAGACGGTACAGCAGGTTATGGCGGTGGTGACGGTGGAGGTGGTGACGGTGGTACTGTTATTTGTACCGCCCTACACGCAATGGGCAGACTAGATGATGATATATATGCCCTTGATGCTGCATATGGTCTGCGTATTAGTGTAGAAGACCCTGCACTACGTCTTGGCTATCAACGATGGGCCACACCCTTTGCTCAGTATATACAGGGTGACAGCCTTGGTTCAAAAATTGCTCTTGAGTTTATCACACCTATCGCAAGAGCTTGGGCTCAACAAATGGCCCACCAAATGGCTCCAGAAGATTACAAGCCACACAAGCTCGGTAAATTTTTGCAGGTTGTTGGATACCCAATCTGCAGGGCTCTTGGTAAATCAAAACAGGAAGAAGTAAATGGATCTTGAAGAATACACAAAAGGTTTGGCTGAGAGGTACGCAAGTCTACCAGAAGAAGATAAAGAAAAGGTTCGTGCTTTTCGTATGAGTGAAGAGGGTCAGCTTTTTTCATCCCTTCTTGGAGACACTTTTAAACCCCTGATGAATAGCCTTGCAGCACCAAGGCCCGCAGAAAAACCTAAAAAAGGTCTTGCTGCAAGACGCCCTAAAAAATAACCCTTTAACCAAGTCAAACAATAACAGGCCACTCGCTTTAAGCGACCCCATATAAAAGGAAAACAAATGGCTACTATGACTAAAGTTGAAACACCAAAGACTGCTGGTTTTGTTGATCGTGGCTATAACCACAATAAAAAACAACAACAGATTGAGGCTGAAGAAAAAGAGATTGCACGTCTTGAAGCCATCTCCCGGGGGGAAGAGGAGCCTGACGAAGAAGAGGTTGTTCAGGATACCCCTCAAGAAGAAGAGATTTCTAAAGATCCAGATCCAATTGAGGTTGTTGAAAAAGAAGAAGATCTAAGCCCAGAGGAAAAATCCTTTAAGAAGCGTTATGGTGATCTTCGTCGTCACATGCAGGCTAAAGAAAAGGAGTGGGAAGATAAGTTTAACGAGGTTAAAAATCAAAAGACCTCTACAAACATTCTCCCACCAAAGTCTGATGAAGATATTGCAGAGTGGTCAAAGAAGTATCCTGACGTTGCCTCCATTGTAGAGACTATCGCAAAGAAAAAAGCTCAGGAGATGTTTTCAACAGCAGACTCTCGCCTGAAAGAGCTTGATAAAATTAGTGAAGAAGCCCGGCTTAAGAAAGCTGAAGATTCTATTCGATCTACACATGAAGACTTTGACACACTTCGAGATTCAAACGAGTTCCATGATTGGGCAGATGAACAACCTAAATGGGTTCAAGATGCTCTGTATGAAAACTCTGATGATCCTGCATCTGTTATTCGAGTTATTGATCTGTATAAGGTTGATAAGGGTATGACCTCAAGTGCCAGAAAGTCTGGTACAAAGAGTGCAGCAAGAATGGTTGGTACACGCTCTAAGACAAGCTTGGATGCTGCCCAATCACGGGGTTCATTTACTGAAAGCCAAGTGGCTAAAATGTCCCTAAAAGAGTACGAGGCTAACGAGACAGCAATTCTCGAGTCTCAGCGTAACGGTAAATTTGTTTACGATTTGTCTGGTGGTGCTCGATAAACCACTTGACTTATTTAATGGACTCAGTATAACTAAAGTCAGATTAACCAGAGCCCCAATGGATACCTCTGGTTAGTCTGATACTAAAACAAGCCTAAACACAACAAGACTCACCTGATAAAGTACAGGCCCTAAGATCTCGAGGTTGGCCGACTGAGAGATTGAAGCACCCTAGAAAAATATCAGCCTCTTACGCAGATGTTTAGCTTTGTCCATCAAACGAAGCCAAATAATCATAGGAGGATTCAAACATGGCTTTTGCATCAGTTTCGGGTTATGGGAACCTGCCAAACGGTAACTTCTCACCTGTAATTTATTCCAAAAAAGTACAACTCGCTTTCCGTAAGTCAACAGTAGCTGGTGACATCACCAACTCTGACTACTTCGGTGAGATCGCCAACCAAGGCGACACAGTAAAGATCATCAAAGAACCAGAAATCTCTGTATCTGCATATGCACGTGGTACACAGATTGCTGCTCAAGATCTTTCAGACGATGACTTCTCACTCGTTGTTGACCGCGCTAACTACTTCGCGTTCAAAATCGACGATATCGAAGAAGCTCACTCACACGTCAACTTCATGGATATGGCAACTAACCGTGCCGCATACCGCTTGGCTGACCAGCACGACCAAGAAGTTCTTGGTTACCTGACAGGTTACAAGCAGTCTGCCCTCCACGGTAATGCTGACACTGTGAACGATGTTGTCAACGGCACTAAAGCTGACACAACTGCAGGTTCTGATGAACTTCTTGCAGCCAACAAGCTGACAAAAGGTGACTTCGGTAACATCACGACTTCAGCTGCAGGCGATCACGCGATCCCAGTTGCTGCTCGTCTCCCAGGCGCTACTGCTCTTCCAACAGAGTACGTTTCACCTGTTATGATGATCAACCGTATGGGCCGTCTTCTTGACCAACAAAATGTTGACAAGTCTGGCCGCTGGCTCGTTATTGACCCAGTACTTCTCGAAGTTCTGTCTGATGAAGATAGCCGCTTCCTGAATGCTGACTTCGGTGACTCAGGTGGTCTCCGTAACGGCCTGGTTATCAACAACTGGAACGGCTTCCGTGTTTATGTTTCAAACAACCTTCCGGTTGTGGGTACTGGCGCAGCTACTACAGGTACTGCTAACCAAAACACAAACTACGGCGCAATCGTTGCCGGTCACGATTCTGCAGTTGCTACTGCGGAGCAGATCTCTAAAACAGAGACCTACCGTGACCCAGACTCATTCGCAGACATCGTACGTGGTATGCACCTCTACGGTCGTAAGATCCTGCGTCCAGAAGCTCTGGTAACAGCAAAATACAACCTCGCGTAAGCTTGGTTCTTGGGGGTATCCTTTAATTAGGGTACCCCCTATTCTACTTTATGACAAAAGATCGTAAAACACTTTTTTGTACGTCTACAAAGTATAACACAGTCATCTTGGCACTAGATGAGATATACTCCCTGAATGACAACCTTCAGGATAAAGCCTTTGAGAAAAAGCTTCATACCTCTCTAAACCTAAAAGGTATGTTAAACCCCCTACTTGTTTGTGCCGAAGAGGTCTTCAAAAATTCTGATATAAGAAAGTTTGAAAGACGTCCAGTGCAACCAGAGATAGATCAAGGCTACAGATGCTTGATCGGAAACAATAGATATAAGTTTGCTGTAGACAATGGCTACACGCACATAGAAGCTCTTATTGTCGAGTCCTTTGAAGAAGTAAAGAGACTCCATAAAGAGACAGAAATAGAACCCCGGAGAATGTAATGTCGAACTACGTAACGCTAACAAATCTCCTTCTTACAAGGTTGAATGAAGTTACACTTGACCCTGCTGGTGATGGCTTTGACACAGTGAGGGGTGTACAGGCTCTTGCTAAGAGTTCAATCAACAACAGTATACGTCTAATCTTGCAGGAGGCCCAGGAGTGGCCTTTCCTTAAAACAACTTACACACAAGCTCTTACTGCTGGTACAAGAGAGTATGATTACCCAGCTGATTGGTCATCTTCAGATATTGACACCTTTTACCTGAAGAAGACTTCTGGTATTGATAACGAGCCACGTAAGCTTGATGTAATTACCTACGAAGAGTACACTGACCAATACAGGGCATTAGATGATAACGGCCTTGTAGGGCCAACACAGCGTGTCTATCAGACCTTTGACAGAAAGTTTGGTGTGAGCCCTACCCCAGATGAGGCTTACGAGATTGAGTACGTCTATTGGTCATTCCCAGAAGAGCTAACACTCTTTAATGACCACTGTGTTATACCCGGTAGATTTAACCATACCATTGTTGATGGCGCTATGATGTTCATGATGCGCTTTAGGTCTAATGAGCAAAGTGCAGGTATGCACCAACAGAACTTTGAGAGTGGCATTAAAGCCATGCGTAGGGTTCTCATGGATGATCCAGTGCACCTCAGAAGTTCTGTGATTGCAGGGAGAGGCTAGTGGCAGATAACATTAGATCTTTTCCAGCACCTTGTCAGGGTGGCTTGGTAAATAACCTAGATTACCTCACACAAGGTTCGTCACTCCCTGGATCTGCAATCCGTATGATTAACTATGAGCCTGCCCTTGAGGGTGGGTACCGTCGTGTAAGCGGCTATGAGAATAGCTACGGTGAAGTTCCAGGAGAGGCTGACACTGCAGTACTTGGTGTTGCTGTGTATAGCGAAGTAAACGATGGTATCTTTGCCTGTCGCAAACCTGCATCTGGTACAGATTATCTCCACTACTGGGACAATGCTACAGAAGCTTGGGTTACCCCAACTCTCTCTAGCTCCCCAACAATGGTTGGTGTTTCTAAAGTTAGATTTACTAAGATTAACTGGGGTGTCCCAAAGATAATTCTTACAGATGGTGTCAACCCTGCATCTACATGGGATGGCACATCTTACGTACAGCTAACTGGTGGTGAAGCACCCTCAGATCCAAAGTACTCAGAGGTCTTTTCTAGCCACCTGTTTTTGTCTGGTGACTCTACAGAACCAAATAATGTCTACTTCTCAGCCCCACTCAATGAGACAGACTTTACACCTGCAGGTGGTGCTGGCGTTATCAATGTTGGTTTTGAGGTTAAGGCCATCAAGGCTTTCCGTAACCAACTATATATCTTTGGTGTGAACAATATTAAACGATTGGTTGGCACAAGCATTGCTGACTTTGTGGTTTCAGATGTAACAAAGAATCTTGGTTGCATCTCCTCTGATGCTGTGGTAGAGTTTAACGGTGATTTGATCTTCCTTAGCCCAGATGGTATTAGGCCTGTAAGTGCTACTGACCGTATCGGTGACCTTGAGTTGGGCACACTTACAAAACCCATTCAATCAATCTTTGAGGCTTACTCCAAAAACGAAAACCTCGACTCTATTACAATGATGGTCTTGAATAGGAAGTCTCAGTTTAGACTCTTTTTTGCAAATGCTGAAGCTCTTGGCCTTATTGGCTCTCTTCGTCGTTCTGGTGAGTCAGGTCTTGGGTTTGAGTTTTCTCAGCTGGTGGGTGTTGAAGTTTCCTGTGGAGACTCTGGGTATATCGGTACTGAGGAGTTTGTAATTCACGGAGACTCTAACGGCAAGGTGCACAGGCAAGAAGTTGGAAACACTTTTGAAGATAGTCCAATTTTCTCTCTCTACCAAACCCCATACATCTATATGGATGACCCCATCCTAAGAAAAATCTATTATGATCTCCATACTTATATGAGGTCAGAGGGTCAAGTATCTATCAACATTGGTGTTGAGTTTGATTATGGCAACAGTGATACACTAACACCAACAGGTTACGTTTTTAATACAGAAGGTGCAGCTGCTTTTTGGGGTCTAGCCACATACGACACAACAGACATCTTTGATGGTAACCCAAGCCCAGTTAGAAAAACAAGTCTGCAAGGCTCTGGAGATTCTATTTCCTTGACTTACGTTACAACAGAAGCTCAACCAAGCCACACAATCCAATCAATCGTAATTTCTTATACGCTTGCAGACAGGAGGTAACTAATTTATGGCCGGATATTCCCGTCAATCTGCTGCAGATATCGTACCTACCGCTGTTGTTAGATCAGCACCGGTAAACGCAGAGCTTAACGCTCTTAGAGATGCTTTTGCATTTTCTACTGGGCACAAACATGATGGCTCTTCAACAGAAGGTGCCTATATCCCTGTCATTGCAGATACTGATGGCAACAATAAGGTTTCAGTAAATAACGGTCAAAACCGTATTGAATTTTACTCTGAGGTTTCTTCTGCCCCAGCTGCTCAAGTCTACATCCAAGACGGTGTGATTGTTCCAGTTGTTGACAATGACGTAGATCTCGGAACAACCACACTAGAATTTCGGAACCTGTACCTTGATGGTACAGCTAAGGTAGACACACTTACGGTAGACGAGAATGCTACTGTTGCTGGTACACTAGGTGTTACAGGCACAGCTACTTTCGCTACTGTAGACATCAACGGAGGTGCTATTGATGGCACTACTATTGGTGCTTCTAGTTCTGCTGCAGGTACGTTTACTACTCTGACTACATCTGGTCAAGGTGCTTTTGCTACTGTTAATATTGATGGTGGTACTATCGATGGTACTACTATTGGTGCTACAACTGCATCTACGATTACAGGTACAACTATTACAGCAAACACAGGCTTTGTCGGTGGTTTAACAGGTAACGTAAGCGGTAACGTTACAGGTAATGTGACAGGTAACCTAACGGGTGATGTTACTGGTGATGTCACAGGTAATGTTACGGGTAACTTAACAGGCAACGTTACAGGAGACGTGACAGGTGATTTAACTGGAAGCGTTACAGGGAATGTCACAGGTAACGTAACAGGTAATCTTACAGGCAATGTTACGGGTAATGTCACAGGAGATTTAACAGGTGGCGTAACTGGTGATGTTACAGGTAACCTGACAGGTAACGTGACGGGCAATGTAACTGGAAACGTTACAGGCGATCTTACAGGTGATGTAACTTTCGGTACTTTGTCTGATGGTACTATCTCTATCACAGCCTTCGTTGATGAAGATACGATGGTATCTAACAGTGCAACACTTGTACCTACACAGCAATCTGTTAAGTCATATGTAGATACTTCTATCTCTAACCTAGTAGATAGTGCACCAGGTACTCTTGATACTTTGAATGAACTAGCTGCAGCGCTGGGTGACGATCCTAACTTCAGCACAACAATTACAACAAGTATTGCAACTAAGCTACCGTTAGCAGGAGGCACCATGACAGGTGCTATTGCTATGGGTACAAACAAGATCACAGGATTAGGTGATCCTACTCTAGCACAAGATGCAGCAACTAAGACGTACGTAGATACAGCAGACGCTACAAAGCTTAACTTGTCTGGCGGTACTATGACTGGCGACATTACGCTAGGTGCTAATAAAGCTACATCTACTGCTACTCCTGCAACAGATGACACACTTACACGTAAAGGCTACGTAGACACACAGGATGCGTTAAAGCTGGACTTAGCTGGCGGTACTATGACAGGTGCTATCAGCATGGGTACCAACAAGATTACTGCTACGTATACACCCAGCGCAACAAGTGACTTAACTACTAAGACATACGTTGATACAGCAGATGCATTGAAGTTAAACCTTTCAGGCGGTACTATGACAGGTACCCTTGCAATGGGTTCTAATAAGGTTACTACATCTTATACTCCTACTAACGGTGAAGACCTTACAAATAAAACATACGTAGATAGCATCCTTGGTTCAGCTACAAGTGCTGCAGCAAGTGCGGCTGCTGCTGCTACATCAGAGTCTAACGCAGCTACCTCTGCAACGAATGCAGCTACAAGTGCTTCTGCTGCTGCAGCTTCGTATGACAGCTTTGATGATCGTTACTTGGGTGCTAAATCTTCTGCACCTTCTGTAGACAACGATGGTGATGCACTACTAACAGGTGCTTTGTATTGGGATACAACGTCAAACGAACTGTATGCGTGGAATGGTTCTTCTTGGGATCAAGCTACATTTACTGCAGGTAGTTTCTTAGCTAACGTAGTAGAAGACACTACACCACAGCTAGGTGGTAACTTAGACCTTAATAGTAATAACATTACAGGTACAGGTAATGTAAATATCACAGGCACTGTCACAGCTACTTCTTTGGGTGTAACAAGTGCCTACACCCTACCTACATCTGATGGTACTGCTGATCAGGTGCTAACCACTGATGGTTCTGGTAATGTTACATTTGCTGATGCAGCCTCTCCTACACTTACACTAGATGGTAAAAGTTCAGCGTATACTGTTACGTCAAGCGATCTAGGTAAGATTATTTATGTTAACGTAGCTTCTGCAACCTTTACTGTTTCCTTAACATCTGCTGCTACTTTAGGTGCAGGATTCGTTGTTACTATATGGAATACAAGTAACGGTGTGGTTACTATTGACCCTGCTGGTACTGAAAAGATTGACGGTGGAACACTCACTACTCGTGTTTTGTATGCATGGGAAGGTGTTGAACTAGTATCTAATGGTACAGATTGGTATAGTAGTTCTACTAAGTCTAGTCGCTATTGGTCAGAGAATGGAAACTCTGCTTCTACGACACGCCCTACTGCTACTGGCAGTTACTCTATTGCGATAGGCCCATCAGCCTCTACTTCTGGTGTTGCGTCTCTAGCAATCGGTGCGTCTAGCTCTGTGTCAGGTGCTGGTTCTCAAGCCTTTGGTAGAAACACAAGCGTAACTGCTGACTATGCAACTGCTATTGGTAACAACTCTAGTGGAGCTACTGCAGGTTCTGTTGCAGCAGGTAGTGGTGCAGTAGCTCTTGGTGGCTCCTACGCTTCTGGCACTGATAGCTTTGCAGCAGCTATTGGTGATAATACTTCAAGCTATGGTGCTACGGGTGCAGGTTCTGTTGCAATAGGTAATTTAGCAAAAGCTACTTCTGCTGATTCTATTGCGATTGGTGATACAACACTATCTACAGGAACAAACAGTTTAGCACTAGGATCAGATGCTTACGCTTTAGCTGTACGAGCCGTAGCTATCGGTGATTCAAGAGCATCAGGAACGGATAGTTTTGCTGTAAACATTACAAATAACAGTACTTCTTATGGTGCATCTGGTGCTAACAGTATTGCGATTGGGTATCAAAACATAGCAAATGACCCTAACGCTGTAGCCATTGGTAAATCTAATATATCATCAGGATCACAAACCTCTATTGCTATTGGCCAAGACAACAACGTTACGGGAATGCGTGGCGTAGCGATAGGCTCTAGTAATACCGTTAGTGGGTTAATTGGACACGCTTATGGAGATAGCAACACAGTTAGCGGTCAGTATGCCGTTGCCTTTAACAGAGACAATGATGCAGCTTCAAACTATTCTTTTGTTTCTGGTTACTATGCTGATTCTCACGGTGTAAAAGGCCGTCTTGCTAGAGGTACTGGAGGTTTATCTCTAAATGGAACTAAAGGTGATGCACAGTACGGGCTTCTTGTTTTAGCTAAAAACACAACGGATGCCACACAAACGGCTCTGTCAACTGATACGCTTACTGCAGGGAGCGACAACCAACTTGTTGTTCAAAGCAATGGCGCAGTTGCGTTTCATGGTACTATTGTTGCTAAACAAGCGGGTAGCTCAAATGTTGCAGCGTGGGAAGTAAAAGGTCTTATGCATAATGTAACAACTGCAACACTTGTTAACTCAGCGATTACAGTAATTGATAATACACCTGGTTGGGGGTTTACAATGGCAGCCGATACAACAAATGATGCTGTTCAATTCCTTGTAACAGGCGCAGCATCAACAAACATCTCTTGGGTGGCAACAATACACTCATCTGAAGTAATTCGTAGCTAAAAGGAGAAACCAATGGCTATTCAAAACAATATCGCCGAAGGCAATAGCCAGTACGGTATCGCCTTCAACAACGCTTACTATCGTATTGTCACAGCGGCAGTTAGTCGTCAGCGTGGCAGTGACCCTAAGTTCTCAGTAATGATTGACTTGTCAGCATATGCTACAAGCACACCTACTGACGACACTCGTGAGGTAGACTTTAAGCGTTACAACGCAAATCTGACTGACGTAGAAGCAAAGACTGGTTCAACTTTCTTAGACAAGTGCTATGCTTGGGTAATGGATCAGGACGATATGGCTGGTTCTACTGCTGTATAATAAGTTTTAATTAGAGGTTCCGCACAATGGCAATTACAATTAACCATCAGACTAATGACATATCCGCTACAAGTGGTTCTATTACACTAGACGGTGCCTCTGTAGGTGGTGCCTCAGATATCGCTGGACTTAGCGATGGTATTAACGACTCAGATGGTAACCTTGGTTTAGGTACAAATGCTTTAGACAGTATTACTGCTGGCAGTGGTATTCGTAACGTTGCTTTAGGCACAAGTGCTGGTACAGCTATCACGACAGGTGACCAAAACGTATTGCTTGGTTATAGTGCTGGTGGGGCTATTACTAACGGTGGTCAAAACGTTGCTGTTGGATACACGGCATTAACTACTGTAACTACAAGTGATTATCACACCGCTGTAGGCTTCGGTGCTCTTGCTACTACAACATCAGGAACCTCCAACACCGCAGTCGGTTATCAAGCAGGGTATAACGTAACTACAGCAGATTACACTGTAGGTATCGGCTATCGTGGAGCTATGGGTGGCACTGCTGGTGGTACTGGTGATTATAACATTGGCATAGGCTACGAAGCACTAAAAGATTTTACTACAGGTGCTAATAACTTTGCTGCTGGTAAAAGCGCAGGATTAAGTATTACTACAGGTACAGACAACGTTGCCTTCGGCAGGCAGGCCCTATTTACAGCCACCACCAAATCCTTCAACGTAGCTCTTGGTTACCGTGCGTTGTATTATACAAACGAAGACAATAACGTTGGTGTTGGTAGAGCAGCGGGTCAGGGTATTTCATCAGGCCAACGTAACGTAGCCATTGGTTATAATGCTATAGGTACAACAACTACGGCATCTGGTGATGACAACGTAGCTATTGGTTATGACGCTTTAGAGGATTTAACATCAGGAACTTCCAACATAGGTATAGGCAGAAATGCTGGTGCAAATGTGACTACTGGTGTATACAACACGTTTATAGGCTATAACGCTGGCTTTAATGTCACGACACAAAGCAACAACATTGCAATCGGTAAGTCTGCTGGTGCTTATCTAAGCAATGGCTCGAACATTGTTATTGGTGTTGAAGCTCTTGATGTAACAGGCACTACAACAAGTAGCTCTGTCTTCATCGGTTCAAGTGCTGGTGGAGGGGCCGCAAGTACAGGCGATAACAACGTTGCTGTTGGCCCTAGCGCTATGTACAATCCTCGTGGTGCATTTTATAACACCTCTATTGGCCCTAACGCTATGTATAACGCTGCTAGTAACCGTTACGGTGTTGCTATTGGTCGTGATGCGATGTTTGGCAGCAGCGTCACTACAACAGACGTGCGTGAGTATAACGTAGCGATTGGTAATAGAACGCTTTATAGTATTACAACTGGCGACTACAACCATGCTATTGGATACAATGCCTTAGATGCTTTGACTACTGGGTCATACAATGTAGCGATGGGTGCAGATGCTGGGACAAATGTTACTACGGCTAGTGATAACGTACTTCTTGGTAGAACTGCTGGTTCTTCTATTACGACAGGTATCCGTAATGTAGCTATTGGTAGCTTTAGCCTTGGGGCAATCACAAATGACAATGACAGTACGGCTGTCGGTTATAATGTTTTACCCTCTGCTACAGATAATAGAAACACAGCAGTAGGTGCGTTTGCAGGAGGTTTAAAAGTTGGCGGCTCACAAAACGTTTATAT